TGTGCCGTCGAGTTTTTCTGAAACGTCTGGCACGATGCAGAGTATTTTCCAACCCGTTGGCCTGGGCAAACTCGTCGCTTTTTCTTCAGACGACGTATCTTCCTTGGGCTTTTCAATTGGCTGGATAGTTGGTGGCAGGCTGATGCCTGGGGGCAAGAGAATTTCACTCATTGGCTTCTTCAACTTTCTTTGCAAGGTCGAGGAGATGACGCTCTGCGAGAGCAAGACCCTGGATCACACCGCAGAGTTTTTGGTATTCGTCAAAAGTGCGACATGCTCCGCCTGCCAAGTCATCGGCGTAGTTGTTCATGTCGGTGCGTATTTGTTCGCGCAACACGCGTGCGAAATCTTGGATCATTTAGGTGAGGGTTTACCCCTAGTTGGTTGAGGACGCGCCATCTGCTGACGGCTCTTGGCGATGTCGATGCCCATACGCGCACCGTCACGTTCCTGATCTGCCTCAAGCTTGTCAGCCTTGTAGGCAGCGTCGATCTGCATCTGCTTTTCTCTAAGCGCCAGCTCGTCGGCCCGGGCGGCAGCGTCAACCTGCACCTTCTGTGCTTTGATCTGCAGGTCCTGGGCACGAAGCTGCAACTCTTGCTGCTGCATCTGAAGGACCGGGTCCTGGGCCTGCTGCTGCGCTTGCTGCTGGGCCGCCTGCGCTTGGCTCTGCTGAAGCACCTGCTGGGCCGCTTGGGCCATCATGGCCGAGAGCTGGAGCTCGATCTCTGGCGGCAGTTTCTCGTCCTCGGGCGGCAGCGGCATGCCGAGCTGCTGCTCAATCTTCTGCCTGTACGCGAACCCAACGTGCTCAGCGATGTGGGCCATCATGGCAGCCTGAATCTGCGGCGCTCTGGGGTTTTGTCCTACAAGCTGCATGACGATGGGGTCCTGCATGGCAGACATGTGCACCTGAATGTGGGCCTGATGGTCTTGGTACTGGAACGCCTTGAGCGGCTCGCCCTTGAGCGCAGCCATGTTCTCCGAGACGGGGTCCTTGGGCTTCTGGTCGTCAGGCAGCGGCACGAGCTCGGCTGCGTTCTTGATGCCCAGCACCTCCAGCATGCCCCTGTGCAGCTTGGGCAGGTCGTAAATGTCCGGTGCCATCTGCGCCATCTGGATGACGGCCTGGTACTGGACGACCCGCTGGCTCATGGTGGCCGCGTTGGGGTCGCTGACGGGGATGATCTCAACGTGGCTGTAGTCCGACTTCTTGGCTTTACGTGGTGCATCGACCGGGTCGTAGTCGTAGTCGTCGTCCGTGTAGTCGCGGATCAGCCCGGCCAGCAGTTTGAGCTCCTGCTTGAACGAAAAGTGCAGCCGCGCAGAGACAGCCGTCATCACTTTTAGCTGGCGCTCCAGCAGAGCCAGCGTGGTGCCCACCGGAGCCTGCGCCGACATGTCGGAGACCTTCATGTCCGCCGTCGCTGCGAACCTGCGGCCCTCCTCGACGATCTTGTCCATGAGCGCGGCCAGCACGGCGCTTGGCTCTTTGTACGGCAGGGGCAAGATGTTGTCCCGCAGAGCCCCCGAGGAGATGTCTACATCCCTGAACTCGCCTGGAGCGATGGGTGTGTCGTCCCCTTTGATCCGCAGACCCCTGGTTTTAAGGCCCCCGGGCAGGTTCGACAGCGTGCCAGCGTCCACCAACTGGCGCATGATGCTCGTTGCGCTCTTGGCGTAGCCCCCGATCAGGTGAAACAACCCGAACCCGTACGCCCCGAAGCCCGGAATGTACTGGTAGTGCACAAAATGCTGCCTTTTCAGGTGCAATCTATCGTCCGGCAACCAATTTCTGCGGATGGCAAGCACATCGTTGCTGCCTTTTAGTATCGTCATCACGTACGGCAACGTGATCCCCAGCGGCTGGCCGTCCTCATCGCACTCTGTGTGCTCGTCACCCCTGATCACAAGGTCCACATGGCTCTCGTACAGGGTGTATCGGTCGTCGTTGAGGTCCGAAAAGCCGGTTTCCTTGTCCTTGGCCTGCTGGATGTCGGTCTTGCTTTTGTCCGGCTCGGGCAGCTCGATGTCGCGGTAGAAGCCAGCCTGCTGCAGCTTGATGATCTCGCTCTTGGTTTTGCGCAAGACATGCGTGACACGGTAGCAAGTGTCCAGATCAGTCGTCCCGTAGGGCAGGATGATGTCTTCTGCCGGTATGAACATGCTGACCTGACGCCCCAGGTTGGGGTCGTAGTAGACCTTCTTGAACGCCGAGCCTGTGGCGGGCAGGCTCCAGAGCATGCGCTCGTGCTCGGGGCGAAACTCCTTCATCACCTCCGTGAGCTCGTAGTTCATGTCGTCCTGAACACGGTCAGCGGCCTCGTTTTTCTCAGGCGTCTGCTTGCCCAAAATCTTGGTCTTGACCGGGCCCTGGGCCGGGAACGTCTCTGTTATGCTTTCACTTTGAAATCTAACTACGGCTTCCGTAATCATCGGGTGGAACACGCCACACGCGCCATCCCACGGCTCTGTCCTTTCTTCATATTGAAGTCCAAGGAGTTTTAGACCCTGCACGTAGGACTTCTCCCACTCTGTGCGTGAGCCAAGGTCGTTTGTGATGTCCTCGGACAGGTCGCTGGCCAGCGTGGCCAACTCCCCCTCGCTTAAGTCCTCGGCAATGTTGGCTGCGAAACTATCCTCGTCTTCACCCGGGGTGATGGACAGGTCAAGGCCGCCTGCGTGGATGTTGACCTGCTCGGGGTCAATGATCTCAATCTCAATGGGCTCCTCGTCCTGAGCAAGCTCCTCGATACTCGCTGGTGCTTGGTAAAGCGCCTTGTCAATGTTGGTGGCCATAGTGTGTCCTTAGTAATAGGCGCGGGCCCGGCGTTTGAAGAACCGGGGCTCATCTGGTTCGTCGCTGTCCAGCGCAATGAAACCGCCTTGCCTGAATCGTAGCAGGGCCTGTGATGTGGTGTCCACGTAGTCGTCGTTGTCTCCGTTGGGGAACGACGCCACCTCCTCGATGACCTCCCGGGCCCACCGGGTGTCCGGAGCCCACACCATCCCAGAGGCAAACAGGTCCGCGATGGCGTTGACCCGACTGATCTTGTCGTTGCCCCGGCTCGGGTTGGTCTCCTGCGCCGGTATGCCCATCTTGCGCAGCTCCTGTATCAGGGGTGCGCCAGCGGCTTTTTTCTCGATGATAAACGCGTCGGGCTGCCAATCTTTGTAGTGCTTGAGCGCCACGGTCTTGAGCTCGGGGAACGCCATCCTGTCCTTGAACGCGTCGAGCAAGATGATCTGCGCCTTGTCGTCTTCTTCCTCGTTGTAGAACACGCCCCAGGTAGTACAGGCGCTGTAGTCGGCGCTGGTTTTTGCTTCAAACGCCGTGTCCCAGGACTGGATGACGTAGTCGCAGCGCGGCGGCTCGTCGGGCTCCCATATGCGCCAGAGCTTGCGGCTGATGATGGCCGCCGTGTTGGACACCGGGTTCTGCATGTACTGGGCGTTCCAATACTGCGGGTCCAGCGCGGCTTTCTTCTGCTTGAGCGTCTCCAGTGGCCACTGCTCGGGCCAGAGCGATTTCTCGTTGTCCGTGTCCTCGTTGAGGATGGCAGGCAGCTCCACCACCTCCCACGGCTCAGACTCAGGGTTCTTGGTCTGGTAGTCGAGTAAGCGCCCGGTCAGGTCCAGCTTGCCCCACCGGGTCATGATGATCAATATCGCGCCGCCCGGCATCAGACGCTGCAGCGGGCCCGTCTGGAACCACGACCATGCGGTATCAAAGGCGAGTCTGGAGTTGGCCTTTACGTCCTGCTCACTATGAGGATCGTCAATAACAAAGAGATCAGCACCACGGCCAGCCAAAGCGCCACCGACACCAGCAGCGTAATACTGCCCGCCTGCGCCTGTGGACCATTTGCCCGCAGCTTTTTGGTCGTCTGCCACAACCGTGTCAGGAAATAGCTCATGGTATTCCTCGCCCTCGATCAGGTTTCTGACCCGGCGTCCAAAGTCCTCAGACAGGCCCGCCGTGTGCGTGCCCATAATGATTTTCTTTTCTGGGAAGTTGCCCAGGAAAAATGCCGGGAACAAATATGAGCTGAACTCAGACTTGCCCATACGTGGCGCAATATTGATGATGACCCGGCGCTTTTTGCCCTCGATCACATCTTTAAAAATCTTGGCCAGCTTCCTGTGATGGGGCCCGACCTTAAAGCCCGGGTAGACGGACTTGGCAAACTCGATCATGTCGCTGCGTGCCAAGTTGCGCTTTTGGTGCTCGGCGGCTTTCTCCAACAACTCCAGTGCCTCAAGCTTCTCCTGTGTGGAGAGCTTGCTCATATTCATGAGCAGCGCCTTGGCCTGTTCAGGCGTCAGCGGTGGGTTGGTCGTCATTAGGGTTTTCCCCAACAGGAGTCACATCTTCAATATCAGAGGGCGTGGCGTCTGTGATGTTCATGAACACCGCCAGCTTCTCCTTGAGCTTCTTGTCGATTTCTTCTTCCGTGAGGTCTGTCTTCTTGACCTCAATCTTGTCGGTGAACAAACCAACTTCCGTCACTTTGCCCAGCAACCCCAGCGCCTTGAGCCGTATATTTGAGTTGGGGTTCTCACACTCTTCCAACAGCTTGGCCACGGCGTACCCGCGCAACTGCTTGGCTTGGTGCACAAACTCCCAGTCGTATGCGGTCAACATGCCCACCAAATGGCGCACGGCTGCGGGGGTTTCGATCTGGGCGAGTTTGTGGTGCGCACCGTCTTCCTGTGTGACAACGGCGTTGAATGCGACCCGGGCGGCTTTTTGCTCAAGCTCCGATATGGCGGTGTCCGTGTCGGGGGAGCCCAAGGATGCGAGAAAGTCTGCGGTCGATACCTGGGCGTCGATTATTTGCGCTGTGGTGTGTTTTTCAACGGCGCGGCCCGCATCGTCGTTTGGGACGATGTCTGGCTCAAAATCCAACAGGTGATCAAGCATATGCGGGTTTGAGGCGTGAGCCCTTGCTTACCGATGGCGCATACTATACACTGGCGTTGAGTAAATAGGCAAGCAGTTGCCCGTTTGCTTTCTCCTGTGGGGGTTCCAAACCCACTTTGCCCCACTGGCTTACGGCCGGTGGGGCTTTTTCTTGCCTGTACATGTCTAACATTAGACAAAGATGGTGTTAAATTTTTATAAAAATTGTGGGGGGTAGGTGTTAAGTATTACAGAAATGTGGAGTGTGGTTGCAAAACAGTGTTCCCGTCACGTCGCCATCGTCGCAGCCAACAGCGGGGGTGGGGGTATGGTGGGGTCAGAGTAGGCCAAAAGGCCGCTGCAGCAGAGGCTGCCTAGTACCCCTGTGTTACAATAGAGTCATCGGTTCGGGAACGAGCCGGTCTGATGCCCCGCCAGTGCGGGGCTTTTTTATTGGAGAAACTTCCATGAGCAAACTCACTGCAACCCTTCAGAAAGCACTCATCGACTACAAACGATTCCTCGATGCTGGTGCGTCATATGCGGCATCCATGCGGGCCGCTGCCAAGTCCCTTGGTGAGACACCATGTCCCACGTTCATCAAAGAGCTGGCGCAGATTCACGCTGCCAAGTTTCAGTGCAGCTACACCTGGAACAAGTCGGGCGCAGCCGTGTTCCACACCGGCGAGGAGTCCACACGCGAGACGCGGCATCACGCGGCCACCAAGAGCTGGCAGCGCAACGTAGCGCCGTGGTTCACGCCCGAGAAGCCCAAAGCACCCAAGGCCAATGCCCGCATCAGCCGCGAGGCACGCGAGGCCGCCAAGGCGCTCATCAAGCTGTGCGGGTCTGTCTCTGCAGCCAAGGCTGCTCTGGCAGCAGTTTGATAGTTTTTCCTGCGCGGCCAGTCGGGGAGGGCTGGCCGCTGTTCCATTTCCTGTCAATCCGTGAGACACACTGTCCCACCACTTTTCCGCGCAAAGGAAAACTCAGCGCGTTTCACGGCGCATTGTTCCAAAACCACCCCAATTCACACCCTCACTTTTCCTCTGTACGCAAAACCCAAGGAGTCCATCATGTCCTCATTCAAAACCTACCATCTCAAACAACTCATGAAGCTGCGCGACGAGATCAAGCAGACCCTCCCCAAGCACGAGCAGCGCCGCCTCGAAGCCGAACGCCAAGCCCGCACCGACTGGCAAGTCTGGCGCGAAGCCATGAAAGAAGCCGGTGTGCAGCAGCGTCTCTGGCGGTGAGACGCGCTGTCTCACCAATGAGACACAATTTTTTGGTGTCAAAGACTAAAAAGTTTCGCCAGCATCAGAGACGGGCGCTAACCCGCATGAATGCTGGCGTTTCCAAATTTCCGTCCATCTATCTATCTATTTAAAATACATTAAGAAAGGTAAAAGATATCTCATACCCACACCCATCCTTTCTTTCTGTTTTTCTTCCCTGTTGTATGTCCCGCAAAACGATAGATAGACGGACAAATCCACCCGTTTCGCCCCGCCAACCCGCATGGATGCTAGCTTTCCAACTGTCCACCAACTACGGCGAAACTTTTTAATCATGGTACACTTTCGGACGTCTCAACACTAAAGGACTTTAATCATGGACAGATTAATCAGCCGCCTCCGAAACATGAGCTACTGGGATGCACACAACCACCTCATGACGCTCGACCTGCCCCTTGAGTTGCGCGCCTCGCTTGCAGTGAGAGCCAGCGACCTGCGGATGCACGACGCCAAGGAGGGGAAGAGCGCAAAGCTCATGCACATCCACCGCGCCGAGATGTGGCATCGACTGCTCGCCCCGCTCAAGTACGAGCTGAGCAACGCCAAGGTTGGGCTAAGACTAAAGCCCTTTGATGTTGCCCCCGAAAGGCACACCGCCTTCAGTGAGTACGTCTTGCTGTTGGAGAAGCTGCTTGCAGGGCTGCAATCATTGCGTGCACTGCCGGACAACGGCGAGCGCAGACCTGTGGACATAGCGCAGGAGCGTGGGCTGCCCAACAAGGGCGTGCATTGGACGGACTGGGTGTCAGACAAGACGCGCAGGCGCATCGATGGGTTGTTCCATGCCATACCCTTTGTGTTCAAGGGCAAGCGGTTCGAGCCTTTCAGGCGCAGGGTTCCCCCCGATATGTTCAAGCATGATGTGGCCGTGCTGCAGGGGCGCACGTTCAAGGAGTTGGATATCCTGCGCCAGGAGATAAAGCTTCTGCGCAAGATCGACTGCATGACGCACGACCAGCGGGCGCAGCTCGACAAGATGGAGCTGCAGGAAGACAACATCATGGCCGCCATTGGGTTTCTTCTGCAAACGCGCAACCACGAACCCGTACCGCCGACATGGCATGGGGTTGCTGTCGATGCAAACACGCAGCCCATTGATGAGGAGTCCGAAGCCGCGCTGCGCCAGCAGCTACAGAAGGCACGCACACCCGCCAAGAAAACCAACCGCCCCAAGCGGTACAACAAATGACCCAGAGAGATTTCTCTCTCAACAAACATGGCCAAGCCGCACAGCCATACCCAATGTGCGGCACTTGTAAAAAGGAGAACGCAAATGAACCAGAACGATTTGAGCAGCATGCTCATGGACTTGTATGACCTGCGCAGGACGCTGCCCAAGAACGTCAAGGCTATGCCCAAGGACAACGAGGGCAGCGACTTCACCATAGGCGAGCTGCTCGACGACATGATCGAGAAGCTTGAACAAGCAGGCGCATGAAAGGAGAAAGTAAATGTGTGCAATAACAGCAGAGTACTTCACGCGATGCACGCTCAGGCAACCACAGGATGACGACCTAGAGCGTAGCAACTGCAACAAGGCAGGACAACGTGGACACACGTGGTGTGGGTGGAACCACACGCTCAACCTGCCACGCTACATGGTGGGCGATTCAACTGACGAGAGCTTGAGAGTTGTACCGAGAGGAGAAAGTAAATGAAAGAACTGACGCAGATGCGCAACGCATACAGGGTGTGGTGTCAAGCCACGTTCCCTGACTTCACCCCGAGAGACTTCCCCTACAAGGGAAGGATGTGGCAGGTATGGCACGCGGCATGGACAGCCGCTAAACAAGGAGAACGCAAATGACACCAGAAGACTACGAGACGCTCACACAGGCGCTCATCACCGCATGGGCCAAGGCAGACAGAGCCAAGGCTATCGTGCACAGCGAAGGCGTTGCCGCTCACGAGGCGGGCAATACCACAGCGCAGCACAAGCTGGAGGTTGTGCACCACCAGATCGACAAAGCCGCAGCGACACTCGCAGACGCAGTGCACCTGCTCAACAACTACTGGAGAGGATGAACATGAAGTACTACGTAGAGTTCAAACGAGTCGCCTTCCTTGAGATCGAGGTCGAGGCAGAAGACGCCAACGCAGCAGAGGACTTGGCATGGGATGAGCTGGACAAAGACCCAGCCAACATCGACAAGGAGTGGTACGTTAACCAGATACACAAGGAGCAGTGACATGACAGTACTCACAGGCAACCAGATCGAAGGGGCGCGGCTGCTTACGCTGCGCTCGATGCTCATGCTGGAGATGAAAGGGATGCACCGCCGAGGGCGTAGTGCATACGCCCTGCTCAAAGACATGGGGTTCAAAGGCACGAGAGAGAAAGTTCTCTCTGAGCTTGACGACATACGCGCCCAGTTGCTGGGCATCAACCAAGAAGGAGAAAGCAAATGACGTTCGTTGACTACGTGCACTCGTTCTACGGCAAGGGGGGTGTGTATGAGCTGTGCAAAGACGGCAAGCCCCTCACGCGCAGGAAGATCAGCGCACTGTTGCCCGAGCTGATGGACAAGATGACAGCGCAGAAGTGGCGCTGGGCCGATGGCGACAGCATGGACAGAGAGTTCTTCCGCGAGGAAGTGTTGCAAGCGCATGGATACACAGAAGGAGAAAGCAAATGAAAGAGAACCCGCTAGGACTGAACAAGATGTTCGCAACACCCAAGGACATGGAGGCACTGATGGAGTACTGCGAGCGGTTCACAGGGCAGGAGCGAGTGATCGCGTTCTTGGCCGCAGGCATGGCGCTGAACTTGGCGCACAAGATGGTAGACGAAGCAATGAAAGGAGAAAGCAAATGACTGAGACCGAGAAGAAACTTTACGACGCACTGCAAGTGCTGCTCAACTCGTGGCCCATCGTTGAGCACCTGAGAAACAACGACCCGATGGCGCTCAAGCAAGCACGCGAGGCG